AATCAAAGGTTTCTTGCTGCCCGAATTGTTCTGTTACTGCACGTTGGTCTTCAAGCAGTAACCTTTCCATTTTTTTCAAAATGGCAGTTTCAGCGTTTTTAAAAACGTCTTCACCTTTTCCGTAAGCTGCGCGTCCTAAATCTTTGCGAAGTTGATCAATATAAATATAAGTTAATTTTCCATCTTGAATATCTCTTAATGTTTTAGCTTCTGCGCTAGGCATTTTATTAATGCCTCCAAAATCCTCCGCTCTTTCTTCTAAATATTCCTTTAGCTTTGGAACTTTTACTTCGGTTTTGCTGGGTATGGTTTTATTTATTTGTTGATAAAGCTCATCTGATTTTTCAGAAAGTCCATGCACAATCTCACTGCTTCTTTTTTCAATAGCTTTGTCAGCTTCGCCTTTGTCTATTTTTCCGCCGTAGGTTTCAATAAATTCATCAGCTTTTTTAGAGAGCTTGTTAACGGCGTTGATTGATTTAATATTCAGCTCGGAAGCAGGCAATGAAGCAATGCCCTGCTCAACATCCCTGTACCGTTGGCTGCGTGAATATGCGGACGGATTAACGTCAATCTCAAGTTCACGGGCTGCGCCTCGTATAGCTGGATCAACATCAATTTCAGCAGCAAGCTCTTCATTTCTTTTTTTCTTTAAATCTTGCGCTATTTCTTTTTCTGTTTTGCCGGTGCCGCCCAAAGGCTCTGGCTCAGGCTTTATATTTCCCTGAGTAAATGGCTCTTCTTTTTGTTTTTGAGTTTTTGTTTTTTGGTACTCATCAAAAATAGCCTGCTCACGAGGCGAAAGCTCTTTTCCTTCTTTTTGTTTTTTAAATACGAATTCAGTGGCAGAATTAGGGAAAACTTCAACTTCTTCGGCAACTTGAGGGGCTTTGGCAGCATTAAGCTGTTCTTGACGTGCGACATGCTCTTTAACAATTGCTTGTTCTGCATCGTCTAAAACTTCACCTGCTGCTTGTTTTTCGACTAAAAACCTAGTCAGATCATCTTCAAATTCTGGTATAGTTTCAGTGGCTTTACCTGCCGATACTTCATCAAGTATTTTTTGCTCATTAGCAACCGCCTGTTGAAATTCAGGCGTCATAGCTCCGTCGGCATCATAAAGCTTTTTAGAGGGTGCATTTTTAGTAAATCGGTCGGTAACTTTTTTAATGATAGCTGGTGAATACTTTGTCACTGCGTGCGCTGCCGCATCACCGATTAAAGCACCTGCTCCGCCTGCTAATGCTCCCAAACCGACATCTTCGCCTTGAGTGCCAGCATATGTTGCGCCTTCTAGTCCACCTCGCGCGTAGCTCAAACCAGATGTTTCAGTGGCTTTGTTCAGTAATTTTTGAACCTTCCCAGCACCTTGCTCAAGTATTTTCCCACCTTTTGCGGCTGCGCCAATAACTTTTGCAGGTATTGCAGCCTCACCCACTACCAATGACGGTATAAACTCTGAAAAGCCTTCTACAACGTTCTCCACTGCATTATTTTGATGGTTAGGCATAAATCCAGTGGGCTTGTCTATAATACCTTCTATAGCCCCTTGCTTTTGTCTTGTGTCAACGGTTTGAATAGGAGCTACTTTTTCGCCACGTTGTAATGCTTCACGACGTTGTTTTTGTTGTTCAAAAAATTGTTGTCGCTCTTCTTCGCTTTTAAAACCCATTGATTTTTCTTTTTCAAAATCTGGCACGTAAATGTCGGGATTGATGGCGTCATACGTTCCTTTGGCTACGCCAGTGGCTACGGCATTGGCAAAGCCTGTTGCTGGATTAATGATATTTCGCTTGATGAAGCCTTCTTCGCTTGGTTGTTCAGCGTAGACGGGTGGTGCTGATTTTTTTATAGGCTGACTGGCTTTAGCCTTGTATTTGTCAACGATAGCTTTTTCTCGGTCAGTTAATTTGCTATAAGATGCGCTTGGTTTTTCTTCAGTTGTGTTTTTTATAGGCGATACAGCTTCTTTAGGTGCTTCAGTATTTGAGCCGCCTTTATTTCGATATTTATCAACGATTCTTTGTTCTCGCTCAGTTAGTGCCATTTAGGCTTCTCCACGCATTTAATGCTTCTGCTGGTGTTGTTTCTGGGTCATCATTTACTAGGGTTTGTTGGAATTGATAAAAAGTCTGTGGTGCTCCATCCTCAGTCGTAACTTTTGATGAAATTAAAGGGGTATCTTTAATGTACTTGTTCCAGTTTCTATTAGCCTCTGGTAATGATACACCGCTATCAATTTGTTGATCAAGAAAATCTCTGTGTTCAATATCTCGTCTTGCAGAAGCTTCAATATAGCCAACCTTGAATTTAAAGGCTTCAGGCGTATCTCCAAGATTTGCAATAGTGCTTTTTGCGATCTTAAAGTCAAAGTCTGTTTTAGTACCTGACTGCTGATTTAAAACGCCCAATGTTAAACTGTTTACTACTGCATCTAATGATTGTTGCTTTGTTGCGTCTCCAATACTATTCGCAAGCCCTTTTAAGCCTATGCCTTCTGCAACCGCTGCCAATTGCGCCCTAATCGGTGCTGTGGCATTTGTTTTGGGGTCAATAGCTTTAATGTTTTCCACGTCCTGAATGGTTGACTCTGCGGCTGTAGCTTTCGCTTGTACATCAGCATATTTTTTAGTATGTATTTGTGCAATACCTTTTTGTTGTTCTGTTTCAGCGTTGTTTTGAATTAAAGGTACTTTTTTAGTTGCGTCAGAAACAGCCTGTTGATATGCAGGTGTACCAGGTATTAATCCAGCAGCAATTAAATTTTGTTCTAATACTGTTTTTTTACCGCCTTGTTGAACATGTAAATATGCCATTTTTAAGGCGTCTTCCTGCTCTTGAGGAGACATTTGTAAAATTTCTTGTTTAGCTTGATCGGGAATAGGTAAATCCATGATAATTTGATTTCTTTTTTCGGGTGGCGCACTAATAGCACTTACAATACCTGATTCAACAGCTGCCTGATGCTTGTCTTCTTTAATTTGTAAATAGTCAAGAACAGCTTTACCTTGTTGCGGATTTTTTGCAATCAACGCATGAGCTGCCGCCCATTGTTCCTGCGTTACCGCTTGAGGCGCATTAGAAGGCGCAGTAGCTTGACCTTGCGCCTGTGGTTGACCACCAAGAACACCAACCTGTGCAGGTTGTGCGTTAGGGTTTTGCGTTCCATTTAAAGCTACTTGCGTTAAATTCTGTGTTTCTTGTTGCGCTTGTTGATCGCTCTGAAATTTCAGTTGGTTTTGTTGCGCTTGTTGCTGATTAATTTGATGGGTTTGAATTTGATTCGCAGCTTGTGGATCAATAGATAAAAGTTGAGCATTAGCTTGATCACGTTGGTCTTGAGGTGTATTTGGATCGGCAATTAATTGGGTTAATTGTCCTTTGTAAGCTTGTTGCTGTTGTTGCGCTGCACGGTCTTTTTTTTGGTCAAGAACGCCACGCAAAGCAACTCCCTGATCAAAGCCTTGGCTTGCATGACTTAAATCAGCATTTAAACTCGCGCCGTCAACCGTTACTAAACCCACCATAATATTATCTCCTAAAATCCACCAACTGCTGCGCCGCCAATTTTACCAGCCACATTCAATAAGCTATTATTAAATCCCGCATTAGCTTGCGCTCCACCCAATATCCCACTAGCACGAGCCGCCGCTGAATTTGAAATACCAGAAGAATATGCTCCGCTTGAACCAAGCTCGGCATTTGCTAAAGCATTTGATTTGTTCTGCAATAATCCAGCCAACGCTTGACCGCCATTAAAATTATAATTCTGCCCTTGCGTTGCCGCATTATAACCCTGATTAGATAATGCTCCAATGTTTGCAAAGTAATTATTGTAATCTTGAGATGCAATACCTTGAGCGTTTTTCTGCAATGACTTAAGAACCGATCCACCACCTAAACCGCCTGTTGCCGCTGCATTTTGTAAAATAGCTTTTTCAGATTGCTGTTGTTGATATTGACTGCCACCTGACTGTTGAAATTGCTGCATGGCTTTAGCAGCTGCTTCAGGACCTAAAAGCCCTAGCAATGCTTGCTGTTGATTTAATGCGCTTGTTCCAGCGTCTTGATAAGGTGATAAATATCCTTGGCCTTGTTGAAACAATTGATTGAATTGATCGTAACCAGCTTGTGCGCCATCAGCCCCAATCTGTCCAGCGTTTTGATAGCCCTTCGCAGCAATATCAGCGGCTTGCTTGGCAGCGTCCGCCTGAATATTTCCAGCATTGTTTGCAGCAACTTCACCGCTTGTTTTTCCACCGAAAAGTGATGTTCCTATGTCTTTAAAGATGCTCATGAATATTTTTCCTCAATTTCTTTTCTTGTAATACCTAGGCAATTTTGATCCCAAACAGAACCGTATTTTTTAAAGCTTTCTCGATCAACCCCTTCGTCAATAAAACCTACTTTTTTAGCGAATTTATAAGTTGAATTAAAACATTTCGCTATTTTACAATTGATTTTAATAACTTCAGGAGATGCGTTATCTAAGAAAAATTTAAAAAACTCATTCATCATTTTTTTACCAAATCCTTTTTTTTCAAATTCAGGAAATAAATATGGGTGAATTTCAATTGAGCATGGATTTAATTTTTCAACAGCAATTAATCCTGCCTTTTCTTCATTTTCCAAAATAAAATCAAACCAAACTTTGCTGGTAAACTCATAATCTTTTACGCTTTCTTTTAAAATATCGTCAGGTGAAATCAAATCAAAAATTTCATCAGATAAAATCTTTGATTTAATGTACTCATAGTCAAAATTTTCTTTAATCATAATGCATCTACCCTATCTTCTAATTCTTTTAATCGTTTTTGAAGGCTTAATGTTAAATTTGCCGAAGCTGTTAATTGCTCCATTAAATTCACAAAACGAATCGTCGGAAACAACTCAGGAGTTACAATAGTCTCACCACGTAAAGGCGAAATGGATTGAGTCGTCATTGTACGCCCCCCTCTGTCCAAGCTTCTGCTTTTAAAATATCGCACTTAACTTTTTCAGCGCATGTTATACGCATCATTCGCGTACGAGCTAATGCGCCCTGTCTTCGCCAAATACAACGTTGATTATATTTCCCAATCTCGCCTAAACTTCTTGAGGATTGGCTTATAAAATTACGTCCTCCGTCGTTTGAATACGAGAGGCTTAATTGTGGATTTGTGTAATCACCTGTAGCGTCACCCACGCCCGTTTCAGGGGTTATTTCAACATCACCAAAAAACTGATATTTACCGCCATTTGCATAAGGCATTGATGTTTTTTGCCTAAAAATAACATCGCCATATTCCGTATAAACATTTGGATCTAACTCGCCAATTCGCCCATCAATATTGTCACCACACAATATTTTACCATAACATTCAATCACGTTATTAATTCGCCAGCACGGAGGGCTTCTTAAGCTAATATCGCTTTGACGTTGATGCCAAACAAGTTTTCCACCAGACAATGCCGAAGCTGTAGCATCAAAAACGATAGTCAATGAAGGCTTTTCAAATCTGCTAGATAATACGGTAAATGCAGCGCAAAAATGGCCGCTATCTGAGTACGACATTGTAAAGCAACTAGCCAATTCTTGGGGGGTGTATAATTGAAGCTGGTAATCGATAGCATCGCTCGAAACTTTTTGAGCGGCGGAACTTCCAATAACTTTCCATATTGCTGTTTTTTCGTTCGTTCCTCCACCAATAAATAAAAATGTATTATCAAAATAAACTGTCCCAAAAATTGAGCGAACACCTTTTTGAATAAGTGCGCCTTGAATTTTCTGAAAAGGAAAATCTTCTCCGCCAACGTTTTGAAAAATTTGAATAGTATCTTGCCCCAACATATAAAGTTCGTTATGGTTTATATAGGCGGCTACTATTTTATCTGGTTGTAATCCCGCCGCAAAATCTAATGGATCGATAACCCACGGTTGATTTAATGCGCTAATAAAAAATACATCTCCAAGACTTTCGGTGTAGATAAAATACCCATCTTTAAAAACAACTGTATTAGCTTGTCTAAATCCTTCATTATTTTCAACAGTGATTGTGTTTAATGTATTGTCTACATTATTGTAATAATAAGCTTTATCATTTGGCACAACAATAACGAGGTATTGTCCATTATTATCCATTGATACCATTCCGTCACCGCTAATATAACCTAAATTTTCACTAGTTCCATCAGCATTAATTTTCCACAAGTAATTTCCAGTGACAAAATAAGCTATATTACTCATTTGGTCTGATCCACGAGTTGGAAATGGGATCCCTAAATCACAAAATAATGACACACCTTGAGCAGATAATAGAGCATGATCGTTAAGTGCCGCGTCTTGCGCTTCGGGCAAAATAGGTATCCAATTTATACAATTTTGAGCATCAAAAGGCAGCGAACTACTTTGATAAAGCCCTGAACAGATTGGTAATGGTACGCGTTGAACTCCCATTATGAATACCTGCTAAAATCAGGTAAAATATTAAGAGAGGTCATTTCCTCATCAAATTGGATCACGTTTTCAAAAAACTCTTGAGCTTGTTGTTTTATTTCAGCTTTTTTATCAGCAGGAATGCTATACTTTGTGCTTAATCTTGATGCAATATTCCAGACAATTCCTTCTTCCCATTCTTCGGGGAAATCCAAGGTTTGCGTTACGTTGGTCACCTTTTGCAAAGGGCGATAAAAGGTAAATCGAATGTATTGATTAACGCTTGACGTTGGTTGCCAAATGTAAAAAATACCATTACCTAATTCAGGTGAATAATAACAACTTATCGGCGTTCCTTCTTGGTTTTTATTAACTTGAGCAAAGTATTGTTGTCGACTAAAAAATGTTAATGCTATCTCGTCAGGTTGCGCATAGGTTTTACGACGAGCATCTAAAACGCGCAAAGGTCTTACCACTTTTGTCGTGTAAGTAAAAACCGAATTCCCTGAAACTGTGCTTGCCAGTAATGGTGACGCCAACGTTATTTGTGTTAATGAATTAACGCTTGCAATAGTCGTCCATTGGCGCAAGTTATTATTAATTTGAACGCCTACGTAATCCCCTGCCAACATGCCAAGAGAAGACTCAACTAATAAAACAGTCGCGCCCGAAATTGTGTCTGCCGTTGTTTGTGTTGGAATAAAATCATTATCAAAGCAAGCGTTATCACCTGTCGCCCCAAGCTCAAAGCTTGGTTGAGCATTGTTTAAAAATAAAACGCCCTCATCGGTTGCCCACAAATGCGAATTATAAGCTTGGCATGTCTTTATAAATGAGTTTAGAGCGGTGAGTCCGTTTTGAATTTCAAACGGCTGTAAAGGTTGTTCAGCGGCGTTTTGACCGCATAATTCAAATGCGTCTTGAATCATTTGTAATGCCGTTTTATTTAAAACATAAACGCCAGAAGTCGCCATTATAAATCCCCTGGTTGAACATTAGTATTAAAAACATTAGGACCAGGCGCACGAACATTAGGGACGTTCATATTGTCAGGTTTTGAGCTTAAATAAAGTTGAGGCTGTGCTGGATTCCATTGTGACTCATGGCAGAAAAGACCCTTTTGAGAGCCTGTTAAAAGCTTGCATTCAGAGGCTTTTTCTTTAAATCCTGTGATGTCATCAATGACATTATGATCGCCTGGATTTAAATAATCAGCATGAAAAGAGCGTCGATTGTTTTGAAGGCGCATAACACCTCCTTATTTCATCGGTGATTTTTTAACAGGAGGTAAAAAATCAGCAGGTAACTGCGATTTTTTAGTTTGTTGATCGGTTTGTCTAACTCTTGCCATCTTAACCTCCTAACGCGTAGCCGCCGCTTAATATTGTTAATTCTAAGCCTGTGCCTGATGTGTAAGAATTTAATCTAAAACGTGCAGCAGAAACTGAATCTTTTATGTTGTAGCTAATATTTGCATTAACATTATTTAGTGGGGTGTTAAACCATGATAATGCTTCTGAGCTTTGTGGGTCTGTGTAGCTAACATCAACGCTAGCAGAAGCGACCTCCGTCCCAAATGTCATTGCAAATGTAACGTTTGAATTGATAGCGCGCCAATTTAAAACCTGAGTTTTAGATACTGCGCCGTTATCATCTATTGCGCCTACCGTGATCAGTGATGCTGATGTGCTTGATGCGGTAATTGAGGTAATAGTTTTATAATAACCAAGCGTAATAACTGCATTATTATTTGGACCTGCCACAACTTCAGATTGTGATCGTTCGTCTGCATCCGTACCAGTGATAGTAAAATTAATCCCCGACAAGTTGGAGCTTGATGCAAAGCTAACTGGCTGCGCTGCTGCTAACGTAGCAACGCCGCTAGACGCTAATGTACCGTTGATCAATAACGATGACGCGACAGCTTGTGAGGCACAAATTGCTGTCGCAGTATTCGTTAGTGTCGGAAATGTAACTACTATTGCTCTCATTATGCCGCCGCCATTGTTGCACCAGCTGCTAAACGCTCACAAATTACGCGGACATCAGCAGTTCCTGCGCCTGTTCCGTTAATTCCCGTCATGTTGTATTGTAAATTTGCACCAGATTCTAATACAAAAGGAGTTCCAATACCTGAGATTTCAAAATTTCCTGTTGCATTGCCGCCTAAAGTTGCAACCGCATAAGTAAACACCGTTAAGTTTCCTTTTGCATTTGTAGATGTGATCTGCATTAAAGTTCCGCCAGCCAAACCTGTTGAATCAGTTTGAATGATGATATCTTTAATGAGTAATTCCCCACCTGTTGACGCAGTTGTTAAGTTTTGCGCTGAGGTTGTAATAGCGCTGGATGTCAACGTCTTTTTAATACCAAACTCAGTCCCAATAGCGCCGCTTAATGACGTCGCAGAAGGTGCAACGGTTGTATTAATAACCGCTTGAGCTGCTGATGACGCTGCTGCTGTCGATTGCGTTGCAGCAGTAGTAGCCTGCGTAGCTGCTGTAGTGGATTGGGTTGCCGCAGTGGTGGCTTGCGTTGCGGCGGTAGTCGATTGAGTAGCTGCTATAGAAGCATTCGCAGCAACCGCTGCAACCGCTTGTTGCATAAACTCATCACGCTCCAGCAAAGAGCCATCAATATTCGGAAGAATTGCAGATGAATCAAAAGCATTATTTGCGTTATTAGCACCGACTGCACCCAATACTGTGGTTGCCGAATCAGTTACTGTTGTCCCGTCAGTGCCTAAAGCCGCCGTAACACCTGTAGTCAATGCTCCCGTTGATTGAATGGTTTCTAAACGCTCAAGTACCGAGCCATCAGCGTTAGCCACGACTGCCGCACTTGAAAATGCATTGTTGGCATTATTTGCGCCAGTTGCGCCTAAAACAGTTGTTGCGCTGTCAGTAACGGTCGTTCCATCTGTACCTAATGCCGCAATAACTGGAGCATTTGTGAAGTTAGCTTGGATAAACTCCAAACGTTCCATCACTGAACCGTTTTCATCTGCCACCACTAAAGTCGAGTCAAAAGCATTGTTTGCGTTGTTAGGACCAATCATGCCAGCAATTGACACCGCAGAATCATTGATCGCCGAACCTGTTGTTCCTAATGCGTCAACCAAAGATTTGTTAGTGGCGATTTGAGTTCCAGAACCATTGATTACCGCCGCCACTGTGTTGGCAGTGTTGGTATTTACAGTCCCGAGAGTTGTTCCAATAGCAGCCGCAGGATTACCCAATTTTGCTGTAATGCTCGTTAAAGTATCAGCTGTAGGATTTCCTAAAACATCCACTAAAGATTTTCCTGCTGGTAATGTAGTTCCCACCGTGGTTGTTCCTGAAATAAAATTAGATAAAGAACCAGCAACAGGAGACGCTGACAAGGCTGCTTGATCAATTTTATTAACCTGATTTTGAATGTATTCTTCGCGCTCTAAAACGCTTCCATCTGCATTCGAAGCAACAGAAGAAGTGCTTACCGCATTGTCTGAATCATTTCGTCCGATAGCTATAACGCTTTCATGAATAACCCCAACAACAGAAGAGGCTTTAACTGTAGTTCCAAAAGCATTTGTTGTGAAAGTTCCCGTTGAAGAAGTGTACGCTGTAATTAATTGCACTTGTGTTTCTGGAGCATTTCCAGCTGTTACACCATCCAAAATAACTTGCATGTAATATTTATTAGCAAAAAAACCATTGCCGTAACCAATTAAACTTGGTACTACAATAGAAGTGGTACTAGGCGTCATTGCTGGATCGCAATTTCCTGTCGCAAAAAATCCCTGAGCATCAGGTACTAAATTCGCTTGCAAATATTCTAAACGTTCAAGCACAGAACCATCAGCATTCGACGCGATTGAAGAAGAGTTGTATCCTGTACGAATTTCTGCATCCAATGTAGTTCCAGCCGCTGAGGGATCGCCAATATCAGCCGCAATTAGTGTAACTGTTGCTCCAATACTTGAAACGTCGTCACTGCCTAAAACCCAAGATGTCGCGCTACCGCCACTCGCAGAAACGCCAGCAGAAGTATCAAAAATTGATACCCAACCAGTAGATCCACTTACTGTATCAACAACATCACGAGATAAGTTTGTGATACCTTGTGTGTACATTTGACCGTTGACAGTAACGTTAATAGATGCAGTAGTTAAAAACTGAACCCATGCAGTAGTACAAACACCGTAAGCATCAATATTGATGAAAACATTTGTACAGCCTACCAAGCGAATAGCGTTAACCACCGCGTTTCCCACTGTAAATCCTGTATATTTTAAATTTACCACTGAATTTGAAGAGCCTGTTAAGAGCATTGCACGAGCAGCTTCTACAGCCGCCGAAGCATCTTGCCATTCCAAGTCAGCCCATAAATTATCACCCGTTACGTTAAAAGGATTGATCAATCCGTCAATACCTGCAACACCTAAAACATTTTCAATCGTTACATTATCAGCGGACACTAAAATGCTTGCAGTCGTAGCGGTGTCAAATGTAAAGGTAGGTCTGTCAGAGCCTGAGCCTAAACCAATAATTGAAACACCCGCCTTATCAACGGTTAATTCAGCCGCCGAACTAATGGCTTCAGTATAGCCTGGCATTAAAAATATAATGTCGCCTTTATCTGCCGTGCATTGAGTTAATGCAAAGGTCAAAGTTTGGAATGGGCTTTCATAAGTTCCGTTATATCCAAGATTTGAACCGCTATTGCTGACAAAAAAAACTTTGCCTGAATAAGTGTTTAAAACAGGGACGCCACGAAGCGTTACGCCATTTGGGAAGCCATTAGTAAAATTTGTTACTTGATTATTCACTGCAAAAACTCCTAAAAATTAAATGTTACCAGAGCCGTATAATCCACGTGGATCAGTCCAGCCGAAGTTAAAACGCATGATAGCTTTGAATCTAAAGTTTGAAGTATCAAAGTCGTTATCTTCACTGAAAATAGCGTCTTGACGTTCGGTTAAAATCATACCATCTGGAGCGTTGGTTTTAATAAACCAAGCAGTATCAGACGTTAAGAAGTTGTTTACAGTATGACCATTAGCAATTACGCCAGTAGACATTAAAGCATTGACAGCGTTGTTTGCAGTATCATTTTGTAATACTGATTTTAAGATACGAGTTGCTTCAAAGCCTAATTTAGACGGAACAATCAATTGAGTTGGTTTAAGCGCAATACGCAAACCACGTGAATCAACTGCTTGACTGATGTTAATACATAAATCTTCAATAGCTGTTTCTGATAAAGCAGCCTGAGTTTGCAATGTATTTGAGAAAGTTCCGCTTGTGATTGGACCTAAAACATGTGAAGTGTTAATTAAAGAAACACCGTCACCACCATTCATCACATAAGAGCTGTCAAATGCACGGTTTAAAACGTTTGCACCAGCAACTTCTTTGGTTTGAGCCATTGAGAATGCCAATCCACGAGCTTTTTTAGGGAACAAATCATAAAGCTGATCGTCAAATGCTTCCATTGTTACAATAAAGCCTTTAGCATACGTTAAAGGTGTGTAAGTTGGTTGGAAACCTTCTTGTTGTGTATCGTATTGGATACCAGAACCTTCAGGTTTAACAGGGGCTAAACCAAAGCCACCAAATTGAACATCGACTTCATAAGCTTTTGAACTTTTTTTAGTTTCAAAAATCTTAACATATTGTTTTTCATACGCCGTATATTCTTGCGCATAAACTTTACGAACACCTAATTGTAATAATCGGGCTTCCGCTCCGCGTGTAATTACTCCACCTGAATAACTCATAATAATAAACTCCTAAAATTAAACGCCGACAGATGCGGCAACGGTTGAAAATGCAGGGTTGATTCGACAATAAACTTGCGAACCAGAGGCGATATCGCCTTCCACTAAATTTTCTAAACGAATTTGATTTGAACCAGTGCCGAACGAGCTAGCATTGATCACCATATTTGATTTTGTTAAACCGCCTGTTGTTGTGGCAGCCGTTGCAAGTAACGCGGCATTTTGACCGACGCTCGTCGTAGCAATTGCTTGACTAACTTCAGCAACAAATAATTGATCAGGGAATGCAGGAGCAACCTGAACAATCGCGCCAGTACCAGCAGGTAACGCGCCATTTGTTGAAAAGTTATCAGGAATAAATTGAACGCCAACTAATGCGCCAGTAATTAAACCAGCCGCTGCCGCCGCGTCAACGTTTGCATAAGAAACATTGTCAACGGTCGTAACATCACCAGTAATGACAACTAAGTCACCAATAGCCAATAGGGTTGCGTGTGAAGAAGGAACATAGTAGCTTTGCACTTTGGCGGTGTAGCCATTTGCATTAATGCCTTGTGTAGGGCGAAATCCGATACTCATAGTGAGAACTCCAAAATTAAATTGTTAAACGTTTTAATGTTTTACAGTCTTAATTTCGGCTTTCTTTCCGCTTATTAGGTCTGGGTTTAAAGCAGCGACTTACTACGTTAAACTCTTTGAAATGATTGAAATGGAGAGATTTTCTTGTCTCTCCGTTTCTTATCCGTGCAGATTATATGATATTTTTTTGAATGTCAACAATTATTTTTATTCAGCGTCACGAGCCGAATCACGTTTACGCATTGCTTCAATATAAGCATCATCCTTGGAACGTCGCCCTTCGGCTTCAATTTCGCCTGAATAGCCCTTGGGTATATAATCGCCTTCGTTTCGATTTGTATATTCTCGAACTTTTGTAATCTCACGAGTCACCCTGTCATTTTCTTCTGATTGCGCTTTTAAATCTTCTTGCCAATATTCCACAGGAATTTCTAAAAGGTAATGTTTTTTATTGTTTCCAGCATCGACAGTAACAGGCTCACCTCGATCATCTTTAACTTTCGTCCAATCGCGTTCTTCAAGAGCTTCAATTTCGCCCGGATTATTAACAGCCCAATAAGTTTTGTATCCTTGACGCAAATATTTTGATGGAACGTTAAGTTTTCCGCCGCGCTGCCATTTTTTACGAGCAGGTCTTGCCACATTTTCATGATCGCGTTTTGGAACAACTCCTTGAGCCACAGATTTATTTAAAACATCCGCAACCGTTTCTGTTTTGCGTGGCGACACTTTTTTTACTACTTTTTCCGCAGATTTTGCCATTATTATCTCCTGTTATTTTGATTTAATGAGTCAGCATATGATTGCAAAAATTCTTTTTCATTTTTCCACATGCCTGAGTTTTTAGTGTTATCCCACATTTTCCGCATTTCGTGCGGAATTGTTGCCATGCTAATTACGGTTTGACCCGTTTTTTTAGCAGGTGATCGAGAGTTTTCAACTGATGACGCGCTTGTACGCATTGGGTTTACTTTCTCGCCTTCAATAATGCCGAGCTTTTTAAGCTGTGCTTCGGTATGTTTTAAACAATCTTCAATCGTTACCTTTCCATCTCCGCCATTAACTTTCACATAATTATCCCAAATTGCATTAGCAGAAATTGAACGTGGATCGCTCGCGTCTTTTATCCAAGAGTTTTTTTCACGCCATTCAGCAATAACGGGGGGTAATTGAGGAGCAGCTTGTGTTTGAGCCTGCCTCTGTGCTGGCTGTTCAACAAAAGCCTTACCTTCATTTTTAAGCTCTTCAATTTCTTTATTAAGGCGCGAATATTCATCAGTGTCAGCATTTGAAACAGCTTCTAAAACCTTTGCTTCTCTTTCTTTTATCTCAAAGTCATTTCTTGCTTTGTGAAATTTATTGAGACTTTCAAAGCGAGCAAGACTTTCTTCTTCGTTTTTTTGCAAACGCTCTTGAAGCTCTTTGTTTTTATTCTCAATTTGATGCAGTCGAATAAATTCAAACGCTCGAGTCCAACGATTAGGATTTCCACCGAGTCTAATAAATTCAGCCTCAGGACGCCAGCCCATTTCATAAGCTTCTTTTTCAACGTCGTTTAATTTGCTTGTGTCGGTTTCTTCTGATTTTTCTTCGTTGTCAACAATAATAACATCATCATCAGTATTTTCAGGTTGTTGTTCTTCAATAGCAGGATTTTGGTTTTTATTGGCTGCCATAGCCTCCAATGCTTTTGTGATTTCTTCTTCACCTGATAACTCAGTTTGCGTCGTCATTTTTTACCTCATTATTTTTTGCAATCATGCATTCTGTTGTCAATAAAAGCCCTGCAATTGAGCCAGCATTTTGAAGGGCGCACCTTACTACCTTGGCAGGGTCTAAGATCCCCATGTCAATCATGTCACCATATTTGCCAGTTGCTGCATTGTAACCGTAATTGCCTTCGTGCTTTTTCACTTCGTCTAAAACTACAGATGCTTCAGCACCTGCGTTCATCACGATTTGACGCAATGGATATTCCATCGCGCGCCGGGCTAATGCGATACCCACATTTTGATCGTCGTTGTCGCCCTTTAATCCTTCGATTTTTACCATGGCACGAATTAACGCCACACCACCACCAGCAACCACGCCTTCAAGCATGGCGGCTTTTACAGCAAAAAGCGCATCTTCAATTCTGTCTTTTTTTTCTTTCATTTCTATTTCTGTAGTTCCGCCAACTTTAATGACTCCAATGCCACCGCAAAACTTAGCGAGTCTTTCTTGTAATTTTTTAATTTCAAAGGGTGATTTTTCAATTAAAATTTGGCTTTTAATAGATTCAATTCTTTCTTTAATATCGTTTTCTTTTGGATTTGAGCCAACAATTAAAGTGTTTTCTTTCGTTACGATTACTTTTGAGCATGCTCCAAGGTTTTCAAACGTTATGTTTCCAATTGATTTTCCATCATTTTCAAAAATAAGTTCAGATCCCGTTAGTGTTGCAATATCCCCCATAAGATTATCTCTGTCCTTCCCAAAGCTTGGAGCTTTTACCACAACAGACCTCATAATTCCATTCATACTATTCAAGACAAGCACCGATAAAACTTCTCTTTCAATGTCATCTGCAATCAGAAGCAATTCTCGTGAACTTTTTGCTATTTTCTCAAAAATAGGGAGAAGCTCATTAACGCTTGAAAGCTTTTTATTGATTAATAAAATAACAGGATTATTTAATTCAACGCTCATGTTTTGCTGATTGTTAATAAAATAAGGTGACAAGTATCCACGATCAAACTGCATACCTTCAACCACGTCAAGCTCATTATCTAAGCCTGAACCTTCTTCAACGGTGATCACGCCTTCTTTACCGACTTTCTCCATCGCGTCTGCAATGATTTTGCCGACAGCTTCATCAGAGTTAGCGGAAATAGTTCCCACCTGTGCAACCGCTTTATTATCTGCACAAGGCACAGAAATAGCTTTCAATTCTGCAACGGCTGCCTCAACCGCTTTGTCGATACCGCGTTTTAAATCCATCGGGTTTAAACCTGCTGCGACTGCTTTCATACCTTCACGTACAATCGCTTGAGCTAATACAGTCGCTGTTGTTGTGCCATCGCCTGCAACATCAGAGGTTTTAGACGCCACTTCTTTGACCATTTGCGCGCCCATGTTTTCAAATTTATCTTTCAATTCGATTTCTTTGGCAACACTCACACCGTCTTTAGTGATCGTTGGAGCACCATAAGATTTTTCTAATACGACATTACGACCTTTAGGGCCCAAGGTCACTTTTACTGCATTTGCAAGTATATCGACACCACGCGCCATGCGTTGACGTGCGCTATCACCAAATAAAATTTCTTTAAATTGACTCACTCTCTACCTCCCACACAGAAACAATATCATTGTCATTTAAAAATCTAATGCCTTTTAAGTTTTCATTAAATTCACTTGCGCGAGTTTCCTTGCCATCATAACGACCGAATTCAACATAATCACCTACTTTAATTCCCCAGTCATCAGCATTTTCACAGCCAGAATAGCCCTTATAAGCTATTTTTCCAATTTCAATTACAATGCCGACATCCAACCCCTGAGACTCTCTTCTTTTTATTTCGTCAGGAAGAATAATCTTACTATCTTTTTTTTCTTCAAAGTTTATGCACTGAACCTTTATATAGTGACCGCATGGTCTAACGTTGATTACTTTCATTATCTAATATACCCCTCTGGCTTGCTTCTAAAATGGTTGTTTTTTGTGAAATTTGATTGATAATCTTCTTCTTGTTTTTTTGTTTCATCATGTTTTTCAAATTTTTTTATATGAAAATCAAGCCAATCTTGCAAAGAATTTAATCCTTCAATAAAACCAGCACAAGCAATTCTATTTTTTCCAATTTCTTCAATTGTAAAACTTAGATTGCATTCTTGTTCAAACATATTTTTAGCTTCTTGCTCTGCGTACTTAGTCAAAAACTTAGTGACTGGATGCGCTCTCCATTCCTTAAGTTCTTCAAGCGTTGGTTGTGACATTATTTACCTCATTTTCGTTATTTAAAGTCTTGTCATAGATTGAGATTTGATTAGCAACCTGCTCTGTTTCTGCTTTTTCAAGCGTTAGAACAACATCGGCATTTTTAGCTCGAACTTCGGCAGCAATTTTTCTTTCTTCTTGTTTTTTAATCGCCATCTCTAAACCAAATGAAACTTCATCACGTTGTTTTTGCAATTGATCAGCTTCTAATTGAGCCTTCAAAATCATGTCTTGACGTTGTTTTTCGTCCATGATCATAGCTTGCAAATCAGGGTTTTCCATGAGTAATTTTTGCAATATTTCTTGTGGAGCTTCAGGAGGAGCAACTTCATCCGAGTAATTTGTGCCAAGAGCTTTGTAGTACTCGCGCACGATAGGTTTAACATTAACCCCTGGAATTTGAAACAATACTTGAACCTGAGACATAGCAGCTTGCGCCGCTTGCAACCGCTGAACCTTACTTGAGAAGTCAGGGTTAGCATTGGGGCATATCTTAGATATTTTAATATCAAAGTCTTTGTAGAAATCCGCTTGGTCATCCTCAACAATTTCTGCGTATTCTTTTGGATCTCCATATTCAGCCTCAAGGTAAAACATCTTTTTAAATTCACAGCTCATTGACCGGTAAACGCGAAGCAATATTGCTCCCATTCCTTGCTGCGCTTGCTGCATCATAGCTAATGTCGTAGCTGCTGGAGCATTTTGAGATAACGCGCCCTTTAAATCAGCAGATGATGCTAATTGCATAGCCTCTTCTTTAACGATGCCACGCAACCCGACAAGCGTTTGACTTGGCTCTTTAAATTGATACGGTAAAAAGCTGTCTTGTAAATCAGCCGCGCTAATACCTGTTTGCTGGTATGAGCCTGGCTTCATTCGTAAATCACCAGCTTTTATACGGCTATTTTTAGCCATAAATCCGCCTTGAAGATTCGCCAATGTTCCAGCATCTAAAAGTTGGTTGGTGGTTGCGTTGATAGCTTGCGTTAATGATGCAAGCAAATGACAATAACCTTTATTGAGCAAGCCACCGTCTGGATCGTGCAAGAATCCGTACATTACCACGTCATTATTAGCTTTAATTCTCACCACTTCATAATCATCTAAATTTGATTCGGACGCTTGAGATAATGTTATTTCTTTAATTTCAGGCTTGTCTTTTAAGCGTACCATCGCTTTATGTGGCGAAAAGCGAGGAATAATTCTTACTATCTCGTTGCTTTCTTTGTGTATAAAAAAGGTGTAGGGCTCTTCATAGCCGTCTTGGTCTAAATCATAATAAGCATTCATCTCAATGAAAACTTGGTATTTATCATTCGGAGCTTCGTTAGAATCTTCTTCTGAATAATTTAGCTCAATATCACGCCAAACGTTTGAGCGCATACGCGAAACAATTTCACTTTTTGATAATTCAAAATCATCTGAAAAGCGTCTTAATCGGTGGAAGGAGCTACATTGATTGTCTACTGCAAAATTGGGGAATGAAATTAATTTGGAGGTTATACGCCCTTCCATCGGATCGAAGTAAACCTTTTTAAACATGGTGCCGCAATATGGCAATGCATAAATAAGCTTCTCTTGCTCATCGCGCCATTCTTCCATTTCAGCGTCTAATTTGTAATTGAGATAAATACTTAATCTGTCAGCAATAGCTTCCTTCTCATCAGTCTTTTTGCCGTAAATTTGAGTCTTAACAAGCTCGTCTTTGATCAATAATTCTGTAGATGTTCTATCGCTGAATTCTAAGGCTGATTGCTGAAGCAAAGGAGATTTAAAATTTGATGCGCCGTCCCATGGGTCTGATCGTCCATTAGGTTCTTGTTCAACAAGTTTTAAGCCTAAATTAACTAGCTTATTCCAATCACTCATTGAGTCCGCATCAGTTTCATAAGCAGCGATTAAATCAACACCTGCTTTTTTTAAAAGATTATCGTCAAATTTATCTGTAATGTTTCCACGTGGAACATATTTGATACGACCTTCAAAATTAATTGGGTTAAAGTAGCTCATTAAAAGCTCGCAACCTGTTTTAATCACCTCATCATCGGGTGACTCAATAGAGTCCTCAATAACAATAAATTCACCGATTGCTGACAAGTCTTCGCCTTCGGGCGTGTCCATTTCTTCGTTGTACATGATTATTTTTTCTTGCTTGTTGGTTGCTTTAGAACAGATTTAATAATCTTCTTTTGATTCGCTGAAATTGACTTGTCTTTTAAATCTTTTTTAGCAATATTTTTAACGCGCTGACTTGTTGCCATGACTACTTACCTCTTTTAGTGCATGATTTTTTCATCATCTTCATGTCGTCTTTTTTGTCTTTTTTCATAGCCGTATCCAAATCTTTTTTAGATGCCATTTCCTTCATTGATTTTTTCATAGTTTCCTCGTGTTGTTTGTTTTCAGCGTTATGCGCCGAGATTATTTCATTTGATAAATCGGGATTGTGCAATAACGCACGCTTTATAACTCCGCATCTCATTGCAATAAACATTTCATCGTCTTGCAATGTAACTTGCGGAGTCAATCTCCATAAAAACTTAAGGCTATATTTTTCATTGACAGCCCAACCTTCAGGCTTCTCATGCTTTGCAAGAGTATGTAGCGATTTAAAAATATCTTGAGCATCGAATATAACTCGCGCTAGATTGTCAAAATTAACATCTTCTAGCGGATTGAATTCATGTCTTGATATTTCAAATTTCCATGCGTAGGTTTTAATACAAGAAATGCATTCCTTGAAATTCTTATCATGCTCTTCTTTGTCATTCCTAAGGCTTTCAACAAAGTCAAAATCAAGCGCATCAACAAATCTTTTAAATGTCATACAAAGATACGTTTGAATATCTTTCTCGTTTCCACGTTTAAAAGTGATTTGCGCTGACAAATTTATTTACCTCTATTTTTAGCCCCAGTACCCTTTGACGCTAGATTCAGATTCAATTCTATCTTCAATGGGCGCACGCTCAGCATATCTAATCATCATGATCAAATACCGCACCGCTGATATAAAGTCATCACGCACTTTTACTATCTGCCCATTCTTTCGATGATAGAGCTTAGATTCTTCAAACCATTCTGTCAAGTGGGGGGCGATAATAAGTCTACCTGTTTTCATTCTCATAATTATCTCCATGACTCCAGCCTCAACCCCATACGTTCCGTCCTCAAATGTTGCATGATGGCTCATCATTTCAATATCTTCGTTACGGTATTGTTGCGCTGTTTGCTCGTATACTCCGCCTTTACCCATTTTAACTGCCTCTCCATCGTGCGGATATGCTATAGGTATCCATAGCTTGCGTTTACGCATAAGAGACGCCACTTCAATTACTGTGCCACCTACATTTTTAAATCCATCGTGAATGTAGACAATGTCTCTATCAGCATCATAAGCCCCGTATGCCACCGCTGAGGGATGTTCGCCACCATAGCCAAAGTCGATACCACCAAGCTGGAAGTAATGTTTTGGAATTCCCTTGGTTTGGATTTCTGGTATATACCCTTTGTAGCGTGATTCAGGGATTGTGAATACCGCACCTGAGCCAAGGAGTGGAATACCACGGGACCGCATCTCTCTTTGATGCTCTGGAATGGCTGCTAAGATTTGTTTTTTAATGGCTTCGGTTAAGTGAGGCGCATCATCCCATGTTGCGGTGATCAATGCCTGACCCTCTTGAATTTCAGAAGTAAATTGATGGACAAGAATAGTTTCCCCGTTTTCAGGCGTGAATGAAAGAGCAACAATGCCGCCCTCGCCTTTATTTCCTGTCATAGTTCTAGTCACGCACTGAGGGTAAATCTCCGGGTCCTCGGGTTCTTCATCAATCAAAATATAATCAATACCACTACCCATGAGTGCATGCTGACCTTGGCTGTACGATTTAAATGACAAGAAGGATAGTCTGCCTGATTTATGCTTAACATAAACGTCTTTAGCCAAACCCTTTTCTTTGCTTCGGACCAGTTTATCAAAGTCCACCAATTCAGACGAGATAAATCCTGGGCTTTCAAATGTCCTATCACCCAGCACGCCAAACAATTTCAATTGCAACACGTCTCGAATTTGCTCGCCAGACACGCCTAATGCCCAGCAAGTAGGAGCATAATTAAACTTTATTCCATCCCACCAATCGGGATAGTAACCAGTCAGATGACAAGCCAACGCATAGACAGCATGTTCAGTTTTACCAATACGGTTAGCCGCCATAAGCATAATTTGCTTATTGTTTTTGCTGGCAGCAATATACTTTCGCCCAAATTCATAAGGCTTAAAGTTCTTAAGCTTATTATTCTGCTCGCGCCTCTCCTGCTCTTCGAGCAGTTGAATCATTTGAATTTTTTCAGCGCGAGAAAGGGGTTTAATGGAATTCATCATCCCACAATTACCAATCCAATTAAACCCAACAAAACAAACGCATAAATAATAATCTCAATCATAATCCCACCAAGTAAATAAACCACTCATAGAGCAGCCAAGAAATACAGCAAAACCCTGCAATGCGATATGCGACGCAAACTATTTGCATCCAATTAACATCCCACTTGTGCCTTTCAAGATAGCCAACAGCTTCCCAGCACATGGCTGTCAGAATTATTGACAAGAATAGCATGGCAAGTTTAAATAATGAAATCATCCCGCCATCTCCATTTTAGGCTCATGCTCAAGTATGCATGACTCAAAGTTTTCTTTGCTAATATAAACGTAGAGATTTCCATCAGCATAGATAATAGTCTCAATCAAATACCATTCCGATTCGCTTTCTGTCTTAGTATCAACATTAACCAAATGAGAGATGAGCTTTGTTAAGTCAATATATTTTACATTATGTTTTTTTAGCAATGCATCAATATGCCAATTAGTTAAGTTCATTATTTTTTCCCCTTTAGTTTTTCAGTTAATAAAGCTTCAATTTGTTCGTCAGAGAGCTTATTCAGCCCAACCTCACCGCTATGTTCAGTTTCAATTTTATCACGCCATTTATCTTTCTGTCTGTTTTTAAGCCAGAAGATAGCGGCAGCAGTGTCAGGGGCGTAAACCTTGCGCACTTTAACGCGCTCAACAGATGATCCAATGACTTTAATTTCTTCAGAATCATGCTCAAAGCCCATAGCTCGCTGATACAACCTGTTAGCAACATTACCATCAGCATCTTCCTTTCCAGCCTTTATGGACTCAAGAAATAATGGGTGAGCATTCTTCCAAGCGTTAAGCGTCTGCTCGCTAACATCAAAAAATTTAGCCATCTCAATATCGGTCGCGCCCAGCAAACAATAATTGCGAGCAAGCTCGTTGTATTCGACTTTGTAATCAGTAGGACGTCCTACGCTAACATTGACGACCACGCCCTCAACAACGCCACCATCCACAACCTCAAGGCGACCCACTATTTTTTTAGGAGGCTTAACTATCTTGATTTTTTTTGTAGTCTTTGTAACTGGTTTTTTCTTAATTGTCACTTTTTACCTCTTTAAATTCTTTACATTCACACTCCGCATAATCAACCCCAAGACTCATAGCCCAACATTCCCCAGAATGTTGAGCGTGAAGACTTTTGGCATGACCACATTCACATTTCATTCTATCACCCATCTATTAAGCTCTGATTCCAAATAATCCTGACAATATTGTTTTGCAGAATGCCAGCCTACCCCAGTAGCATTATAGACTACATGATTTTCAGCTATTGCATTTTTTAGCATTACAATTTGAAAGGCATTGTTTTGAATAAAAAAACCCATACAAAACTTAATACCAAACGCTTCTGCGCAATAACAATTTTCAGCCTCTTTATTCCAGTCTAATTTTTTAAATCTCATTCTACCACCAGCTTTTTAAATTCCTTCCTCAAAAAATCCCTACACATTATTTTTGCGCCTTTAAGCGTCTTAGATTTCCCCACCTGAATTGTTGTCATCGGATGCCTGTAATCAAATTTTAATGCACAAATAAAAAAATTATCATACTCAGTTATAATGAAATACCACCCCAAAAATATATCAACATAATAGCTTGGATAATTTCTTTTCCATTTTAGCGGTTTAAATCTAATCACTTACTCCTCCCAAATTTCGATAACCGTATACTCGTCCCCAACGGCTTTTTTTTGATTGACGGTAGCTTCTTCGCTGACATACTGGGTCGAATCATCTTTAAGTACTCCAATCGCTTTGAGTCCATCAATAGCAGCTTTGTAGCTGACACCGTCAAAATCTGCGAGTCGTTTTCTGTGGGACGTACAAGAGATGCGAACTCGTGAATTAGATGGCGAACCTTCATTCTTTCCCACCTGTTCATTGCTAGCAACCTGTTCCAAGTTGGCATTGGGATTGGCAAGATTATCGTTAATAGTTTTTTCATATTTACTCCTCGTTACCTTACACTGCTGACAATATATTTTCGTTTCTTTTGAAACATCTGAGCCGCATAAACTACAAATCATTAGAAACTCCAACTGTTTTTCTACCCCCTTTTTCTGATAGATGTTTTAAACAATAAATACAAACTCCATCAGAATACACTCTGCAATAATGCTTCATTCCAATATTTTCAAGTCTTATACGTTCATTTACATCCATTATTCAACTACCTCCCCACTGTTATTTTTCCATCCGTGAGCCTTGGCTATTGCTTCCTTGGTTAATTCTGATTGATCATTAAACTTTTTTTCCGATAAATCTTCGTTTAAATAAATCCAATAGAAATTAAAAATATATTGTTTAATTCCAACCGTAATAAGCGCATATTCACAATCGGAATTAACCGATACATACATCTGATGATTTTTAAAACCACTCAAAACATGAGACAATGTTATTTCCCTGGGCGTTGGATGCCACTCATTACCTACCTTGTTTTTAGTATTATAACCATGACCAACCAAAGGACTTCCGCAAGCCTTCCAAACAAAAGCCTCAGTTTTCGTCATATTTTCACAAATTAATTCTTCATTTTCAATCATTTTCAACCACCTCACCAACAGCATTAGCAAAAAACGCGAGCTTTCCAAAAATCGGGTGAGTAGCCTGTACACACCCATTAACGCGATCTTCAACATTCGTAATAGTAACCACCACTCCGTCTAAATCAGGGCGAATTGACCAACCATTCATCTCATCATGCCTTCGCTTTAATCGTATTTTATCGCCTATCTCAAGATAATTATTATCATTCACATGCGTTCTTACATAGTCTTTTTTCATGCCGCTACCTCCACCCCGTCATTTTTCCTCAATATCTTAACAAACGGAATCAAACGAGAATTTATCCGGCTCAACAAGTCCAAACGCCTAAAACAATACTCACGACCTTTGAGAGCTTTCAATTCAACCAAGCACCCATCTCCAAACTTCGCCACAATAGCCCTATCGTCCTCTATGTCTCGTTTTTTTATCAAATCAATACCTGAGTCGCGGTTATGCTCAATCGTTGATTGTAGACGTTTAGATCGCTCATGATTATTTAATTCAAAATAGATTTCATTAAACAACGACTTGAGCTGCGGCAATGTCGGAACGTTAACCGTGTATTTTGTTTTGTCATCAAGTATTCGTTGCAAAGCTATTTTCCCGACAAATTCATCGTAACCGCCGATTGCAGTACGCCATAATTCAAGTCCTTTTTGGCTTATTTCCCCAAACATTTTAGAAAATTTTTCGCCGTATAAAACCTGTAAATTTTCGATAATTTCACGAGCGTTTACTTTCGCTTTTCGAATATTATCTTCCATTTTTTCCTCCAATTTTTAAAATCTCATCGTGGTCATACGTTTTTTGTTCGGCATTCAAAGCATCATCCGCCTCTTTTAATTGCCTTAAAAACCTAGCGTTCGTGCTTTCAAACTTGGGTTTCTCAACAAGTAACCCAGCTTTTTGAGGCTCATCTAACCATCGTTTTTGGTTTAAAAACACGATTGGAGCGCAGATGTATTCGCCATTGTCCTTTGCCCAGTCCTCGCTTGCTTTCCAGCTTTCCAAACCCTGAAGAATTTCATCAGCAATGTGATCAAGCTTTTCAGATTTCCATTTTTTCTGCGCATCAGCTTTTTTGACTTTACGTCGTGATGGGTACTTTTCCCAAAATTCAAAAAATCGGTCATCAAGTGGACGTAAATCTGTCTCTCCTCTCCTCTCCTCTGTTTCTGTCTCTGCTCTGTCTCTTATCTGCTCTGGTGCGTCGCCTTGACTTTTATCTGACGTAAAGTTGACGCCGTCATGACGTTCACCTGACACGATAAGCCCTAACTCTTTGAATTTCTTGATATTTGGAAGGTCATCAAGTTGGGCTATTTTTTTTAAAATTTTCAAATCGTCTGGAATTGACCCGTTATTGTCTGCCGCTAAAATCCAAAGCGAAACGAGCTGACCTTTTTCAGCATCGGACAGAACAGCCCATTTTCTGCTTGAGAAAATATTTCTATGGACCTTTATCCAAGGGGGTGAGCTTCGATCTTTTCTATAGCTTTGCCATTCGTCCCAGTCTCTAATTAACATATGGTCTTATCCTTGGATTAAAATTAAGTTTAGCACCTTTTTGAGAGTTGCAAGTAATGCATAAAAGCTGAAGATTTGAAATATCATTACTGCCTCCATGCTTTATAGGTATAATGTGATCAACAGCACCATGATGAAGATCATTTGTAACCCCTCTTGTATGACATCTAAACATAGTTGTTTTAACGCCACAAAAAACGCATTTATTATTATGTTTTTTAAATATAAACTCTCTTACATTAAAAGACAATTGAATTCTTTTGACTGCCGAGGAGATTTTCATTTCTTCCCAATTAACTATTGATTTTAAATCATGCTCTATCAAGCCTTTTTCAATAAAAACCTTAATAGTTTCGCTCAATTCTTCTACCGTTATTTTTAAAGACAATGCTATTTCATCATTACTTAATTTTTCAAGGCTTCCGGATGCTTTTAAACATAAAATCATTACAAATCGACGCTGAAATATTTCGCTCATCATTTGAATTTTTGGATTTGTTGCAAAGCTTGTAAATAATTTAAAAGACGAGCTAAACATTTTTAGCCGCCCTTTTATTTTGCTTTATTTTGTGATTCTTAAGCATGTCTAAATAATCAATTTTCAAGCTCAATTCTTCTGCAATTTCATTGAATTTCATGACAACCTGAAAGGTGGGTATTTGCCTTGATCTCTTGATGTTTGATACTGTCTGCTCACTGATTGAAATCATATCAGCAAGCTTTTTATTGCCGCCACAAATCTCAATGAATCTATCAAATTTTACTAACTCTACGCGCACAATATACAGCCTCGTTTAATTGAGCGCGTATAATACACTGCCATTTAGATTGTGTCAACCCCACAATTTAACCGTCAATCTCTCAACCTTAAATTCGTTAGGCATAGGTAATTCCCTTTCCTCATACTCTCTAAAATACTCCCACGCCATCTTAAACTCCCTTTCGTGTAGGGATAATTGAGGATTAGCATTGTCTTTTGAAACGTGCGAAAACGTTATGATTTGCTCGATGATTTGTTTGTCTTTTTTAGTTACTGTCATAATTGGCTCCCCCATTGTTCTGCCATTGCATCAGCCACTCCTTGGAAGGTTTTGCTTCTAAGCTTCCATCTGTCGACATTTTGAACGCTCATGTAATGAATTCGAGAATATTTTTTACCATCACGTTTGCCAGTAATATATTCTGGCTCTACGATTTTTGTGGGAATTAAAGACGGTAGATTTTTTAACCATAACCCTGTTTTTTTAGGCTCTGGATGACCAAAAAAATATGGCTGAATATATTGCGTTGGCTTCATAAAAGCCGTGCTGACAACCCCCACGGGGTTTTCTATGCAGATTTTATCTATATTCGAATTGTAAAGTTTTTTAAAAAACTCAATGGCTTCTTTTCTTTGATTTTCTCGATCAGGAAACCTGTCTTTAAATTCTGGTTTCATCCACTTATTGCCTGAGACAGTTAAATAAGTGCACGGTGGATGGGCTATCATCAAATCCCAGCCGTCATTGATAATATCAAAAACATCACCTTGATAATGTTGTCCTTCAATTTCAGTAGGCAATAAGTCACATGACCATGCATCGTGACCACGCTTTTTAAATGCTTCTCTTACTGTGCCTGAGAATTCACAGGCTATTAATACTTTCATAATGGGTTATCTTTTTTAGTGGGTGGCACGTGGTTTAAACTCTTTAAATTTTATACAGTCGCAAATAAAGCATTCTAAAAGGTCAAGATTTTTTTCAGTTTCAATCATTTTATGACCTGATTCATGATGTCCGCATTCGCACTTGTCAAGATATTCGCTCATCTTTCACCTTATCAAACAAATAAATTAAATCAAGCAGCAGTACTCTAGCAATTATTGGTTAAAAAATAGTTTACTGCCACTTGATGCGGTCTTTGCCAGCTGTCATTTTCGAGAGAGGCAAGATTTTCACTTGCATAAGGCATATTCCGATTTCCAACTAGCCTTAAACCGACATCGGACATAAGGTGGTTCAGATTATAATTTCTGTACTCTCTCGTAAATCATGCGCTTAACCCCGCGCTGGGAGACATCAACATATTTTCGGCGTCTATATGAAAAAAAGCGTTTCAGCCGTTTTGAATCACTCATATGTTGTTTTGCAAAGACTGTCTAGACCTCTAATAGATAAATGAAACGCCTTAACCTAGATCGCTTAATCTAACAAAACCTTATAAATAGCATTAAAATCAATTTTAACGCCCAATTGCTTACCCAGCTTAATAAGCTCAACCGCCTTTTTAGATGTTGGCAATCGTTTGCCTGAGCGACAATCATTATACGACCTGTCACACCAGTTTAAATAATAGCGCACCCCTTTTGAGCCTTTGGGATGTTTCGCCTCTAACTTTTCAAAAATTCTATCCATATTCTTGTTCTCATATTTGTAAGCCTCGCACTTTACCACTGAAACAATATGTTGTCAACAATGTGTTGCAAAATATATTTACGAAAAATAGTTGACGCAGGAATATTTCCATGTTAAAATGTGCTTGTCAATTGGTAATAAGGAGTATTTAATATGGAAGAAACGCTGAAACATGAGGTATATTTACCTAAAAATAACACTATTGCATCGTTTGCAATTAAGACTAGAGATTGGACGGCTGAATATACTTTAAAGCGTGAAAGGCTAGATAAAGAACAGGCGCAAATTGATTATTGCAAAAAAATCGGCTACCCGATATTTGCCCAATCAATATGTTTTAAATGTTCAGCGCATGTATTTGATAAATACACGCTTGAGGAATGCGTCAAAGAAATAATAACCGGGTGCAAAAATTGTTGCGCTAGTTTTGTAGATTAATAAAGGAGTAAATTAAAATGAACGACATACTAGATATATTAGACAATTTTGAATCGGTAGATTTTATTGATGGGTTAAATTTTACAGGAGTGAGCGATGATGACAATATCAATTGATAAAGCTATCGAATTCGCTGAAGAGTTAAAAATTGAAGCGCGTGAAAATACAATGCTATTACAGTCAGAAATATTGGCGGCTAAGATTTACTTAGACCGCATGATCATAAAGCTAATGGATGTAAAAGTAAACAATACAATTAAGGAGAAACTAAATGCTAATATTAACTAGAAACGTAGGCGAGACTATAACCGTGGGCGACGATGTAACTTTTACTGTTTTGCAAGTAAAGGGTAATCAGGTTCGAATCGGCATTAATGCCCCTGCTAACGTAGAGGTTCACCGTGAAGAAATTTACGATAAAATTCAGAAAGAAAAACTTATGGAGAAAGATGGTGAGTAAATCAGTTATACAAAAAACGTTTGATGCCGCTAGACTTACCATGCTTGAGGTTTCGGGGAGTTGCACTAAAGAAAACAGCAGGGCTTATTCATTGGCTTTGATGAATGCGTTGCGTTGTTTAAATGAGGCGGAAGATGAATTGCTTGATTGTTATGATAATGGAGATTTTAAATGACTCCAAAAATTAAAATGTGGATTGGAAATATTCCTTACGATTGGACAGAGGGAAAGCTTGAAGACTTTATCTATAAACATACTTTAATTCGCTATCCAATGTTAACCGATTTAAAAATAGCGGTTGATGAAAGAGGTAAGTCACGTGGTAACGCAACCTTCGACTTAGATGCCGATTTTGAAAATGAGTGTTTTAAGCTTAGGGGCTTAGAAGCTGGCGAGTTAAAACTTCGTGTTAATGTTTTTTTAACTAGAAAGAAGCCATTAGATTGCAAAGAGTATATGTGTAATGGCGTGATGCACTTTGCAATTGATGGTTATGGTCAGAATGTTGCGATTGAACAATGTAAAAAATCAAAAGGGGTGGAAAATGTATAACGTGGTTAACGGAACAAATCCATCTACTTTTTTTATCTTGCCTATGTTAGAAAAACATCCTGATAAATATCCTAGGTATAGAGACTGTTTCGCTGAATATGATGGCAAGCCAGCAATACAGGTTTATACTCGAGCAGGTGGCGGCAATAGAGAAGAATATCAAACTCAAATTGATGAGCTTAGAAAGCATCCTTTGTTTATGTGTGAATTTGATGATGAAGAAGACTCCACCTACATGACTTTTGTTTTTAATGTTCCTGAAAAATTTAAGGAAGATTATTCAAAAATTACAAGCGAAGGAAATGCGACTAATGTTTCTGATGATTATTTAAATATGCTCTATAAAGTTTATCCGAAATTATCAGGAAAATGGGATTTAATAAAACTTAAAAGAGAAGAGGTGAAAGATGTACAAGCTTAAAGGGACAACTCCAGTCGTTAAAGACATCACAAGATTTAAGTCGTTAATCTATGGCGATCATGGTGTTGGTAAAAGTCATTTAGTATGTTCTATACCAAAAATCTACTACATGGATACTGAAAACTTAGATAATTATCCTCATTTTATGAAGATGTTATTAAAAAATAATAGCACCTATTCAAAAGTCAATACGCTTGACGAAATGATGGACGAAGTAAAAGCATTAATGACTACTCAGCATGATTATAAAACGGTTGTAATTGATTCTTTATCGCCCATTTATGCGATGGGGGTTAATCTTGAGACTGAAAGGATTGAAAAGCAAACAAGAGCGGACGTTGCTTATTCGGCAGATACCAAAAAGCCTAAAAAAACTATCATGAATTTAGCCTCCTTATTGAATAAGCTAGATATGAATGTGATCATAATATCGCACGAGAAAGTAGACTTTGCAAAAAACGCTATCTTTGAAAAAACGTATACAATCCCGAAAGAAATTGGCTACATGTTGGGAAGCGTAATATATCTTGAAGCAAGGGGTGATAAGCGCATTGGTAGGATTTTTAAAAACAAAGGCGATAACCTTAAACTTTTTGAGCAGGTGGATTTAACGAATGGTTATGAGTCTTTAGTGCTTAAAACTGGGCGAGAAACCTTTGAAGAAAAATCAGTGCCTAAAACTTTGGCTACTGAAGAGCAATTATTAGAGTACGGTTCTTTAATTAAAATCCTTAATGTCCCTATGGATACAATTCAAGAGTGGCTAACAAAGGCAGATGCATTTAATGCATCTGAATTTACCGAAGAACAAATGAACAAAATTTTAACGCACCTTAAAAACAAACAGGAGAAAAAATCATGAAATACGAATATAAAACAGATAAACAATTAGAGGATGAAAAGCCAAAATTGAAAGAAGGTTTGGCGCAATTTGAAATTACAAAGGCAGAAGATACCATCTCAAAATCTAGCGGAAATCCTATGCTCGCGTTGACTATTAAAGTATGGGATAGCGAAGGAAAGCTTGGCGTGGTATTCGACTACATCACTTCTACGCAATCCTACAAGATTAAAGCGTTGTGCATGGCTATTGGTCACCCAGAATGGTATGCAATGGATTACGATTTGCAAGCTCATGGGCTTGAGAATTCTCGCGGCGAGTGTTTTTTAAAAGAGGAAAAAAGCACTAACCCAGCTTATCCTGACAAAATGAAAATTCATTACTACGTTGAAAAAGAAGAAAGCTCGACTCTTGTGCTGCCTCATGCGCAAGAGAGCGAGTCTTTTACTGATGATGATATTCTATTTTAAGAGGCTTGAAGGTGTCTTCCCGTAGAGAGACACAATTTTAATTAACGATGATAAAGTGGAGGATGTTTTATGAGCGTAGATTTGAGAAGTTTAAATGTGAAGCTGGCTGATGAAGCCATGGCATGCCTTGAGGATAAATTAAGAAATTTAACCATGAAAGACTGTGAAGCTCTTGATGAAGAAATGATAAAAAGACTTTGCTTTAGCATGAATAAATTGACGTCTTTTATGGAGAAAAACAATGCAAGCTAAATTTATAAACGTATGCGGTCAATGGGTGCATCCTGATTTTTTTATCTTTACACAAAAGATTGATGACAAAGATAGAGGAGTCCAGCTTTGTTCCGTGCATCCTGACGGGGGAATTATTATATTTCAAAACAAAACCATAGACGAAGTGGCAGAAGAATATAATCGGCAGGTTGATAAGACAAGTAGAAATGAAGTTGACGATGAAATTATCAATAAAGTTTATTCTGAAAGAAATTCGCTTGCCATTGCGTTTGCTATAGCCCAGAAAAAATTAGGATTTCACGTTGGAATTGGAGTTGATCATGAAAACATGAGGCTAAAAGGTAAGTGCTGGGATGCGGCGTGGTGTAAAGTTCTGTATGTTGATTTGCCAAAAAATAAACAAATAAGCTGGCATTTAGACCCAATTTCAGCGGCTGAAGCTGAGATTATTTTTTCAGACTACAAAAAAGAATGGGACGGCTCTTTTCTTGGGAAAGACAATCTTTGGTTTGAGCAAACATTGGTGGAGAAAGCGAAATGATTCTATTCCTGGACACAGAAACAAGCGGTTTCCCAAAAAACGGCGTAGGCTTAGAAGATCCTACACAAGCCCGAATTCTTGAGATTGCTTGCATTTTAACGGATGACCAAGGCAAAGTTATATCTACGCTTGATACGCTCGTCCAGTGCGGTGATATTGAGCTTAGTGATAAGCTTCCGCATGATATTGCAGTGAAGGATTGCAATGAGAAAGGAATTACTTATGATGATTTAAGGCATTTTCTTATTTCTTATGCGGTTGTTATAGATAAAATAGTTGCACACAATATAGAATTTGATTTAAAAATGATAGCATTGCATACGGATATTTTTAAGTTTGTTTAAAA